GTAAGGCACTTTGTACGTCCTACAAGCCAACCGGAGAAGTAAAAGGATTAGCGACATATACCACGACCTTCAAGGTTGATGGTGCAGTAACCATAGCGGCAAACTAATAAAGGCGATAAGCCTTGAAAGAAGGTACGTATGAGTACAACCCAGGTTGGCTTCATGCCAACGACCGAGCGTATTGAACTACCTGATGGTCAATGGTGGGAAATCATCAGCGAACCGACCAGGGGCATGCGAAAGGTTTTTAGAACTGCTGGAATTGAAGTAGGCGGAGACGCTTTGAAGTTGGCCGCTAGTGAAGATCTTCTCGGCGACGACGAGGCTCGCCAACAGTTCTTGATGAAACATGCGACGGAATTGAAACTGGACGCTTTGGATGACGCTTTTCTTCTGCATGGCACAGCTAAATGGTCGTTCGATATGGAAGTAACCGTAGCGAACATCGACAGTTTGCCGGACAAGTTCACGGCTCCTGTATTAGCCAGGATGAACGAGTGCTACCAGGTAGACCAAGACGAAGAAAAAAAAGACTAAACGAGGCCATCCAGGCGTATTATGATGGGCTGCCTCTGTCGCATGAAATGTCTGAGGCGGCTTTTCTTTTAGAAACGCAATGGTCATATGAAGATTACGTAACAGCACCTGACCGAGTGGTGGCGGATATGTTTCACTTACTGGACGCACAGTCTCAGGTCTTGAAAGCAAAGGAAGCGGAGCGAAGTAATGGCTGACGCAAGAGTCCAAATAATTTTGGAAGGGGTCGACAGAACTTCCAATGCCTTCAAGGGAGTCAACCAACGACTGAACTCAATGGCTGATAACTTGCGTAAACTGCGTGGGCCAGCGCTTTTAGTAACTGGAGCGTTATCAGCTATTGGGGCAGCGTCAATAAAATCTGCAAGTTCTCTCACTGAATCCATCAACAAAGCTGGCCTGGCTTTCCGTGATTCAATCGACATTGTTACGGCATTCTCTAAAGAATCGGCTTTCGCTATGGGAATCGCAGAGCAAGATGCGCTGGATTACGCATCAGTCCTTGGGTTTATTTTGAATGCCAGCGGAATGACCAGACAAGCATCGGCAGACATGTCGATACAAATGGTGAAATTGGCAGCTGACATCGCCTCGGTAAACGACATCCCAATCGCAGATGCGTTGAGGGCTATACGGTCAGGATTGGTTGGTGAAGTTGAACCTTTACGCCGGTTCGGTATTTTGCTTAGCCAAGCAGCCCTGAAAACAAAAGCGCTGGAAATGGGCCTCATATCAGGAAAAGAGGAAATGAGCGAGGCCGTCAAGGTTCAAGCCAGGTTCGCTTCCATCCTTGAACAAACGACAGATATCCAGGGCGATGCCGTGAATACGGCTGAATCGTTTGCAAACTCTATGAAGCGATTTCAGGCCCAAGTAAAAGACGCAGCAGGTCAAATCGGCATGGTTCTAATTCCCAACCTGGAAGGTTTGATGGTAAGGGTGAACGATGCTATGAAAGCGTTCAACGATTTGACCGACGCTTCCAAGAAAAAGATTATTGCCATTGTTGGCATTGGGGCAGCCCTGGGTGCGCTGATTCTTATTCTTCCATTTGTTCTATCCGGTATAGCCGGAGTCATAACAATTTTTGGCGGCCTCCTGGTGATGTTCAAGTTAGTTGCCATCGGGATATTCGCCCTGTTTAGCCCCATCACGCTCATTGTTGTTGCCGTAGCAGCGATGGCTGTTGCCTGGATAAATAACTGGGGAGGCATACGAGATTTTACTAAAATTATTCTTCAAGAAATTCAAGACTTTTTGTTTCAATGGGTTGAAAACTCTATATTAGGATTCCAGAAATGGATTGATGTCTACAACATGATTGCGTCGAGAGTTGAGAAGTTGCCGACGATAGATAAAACGGTTGGTGATATATTCAAAGATTTGGCAGGAGTTGCCAAGATTGGTTTTGAGAAAGCGGAGGTCGCTGCCAAGAGCTTTGCCGATAGCGTCGTGGATAAAGTCGGAGATATCCCAGGTCTTTTGAAAAACGTCCTGGATGAAACCCTTGGAAACCTGGGGGAACTTATTGGGAAAGACATACCTGGCATCGATGAAATTATCGCTTCCATAAAAGAGCAAATCAAAGCTGCGGTTGAAGGTATATTTGAAATGAGTACAGCAACCGGCGATATGAACGACGGCCTGAAAGAGGGGATGGAACTTACCAAAAACATCGCTGACAATATGTTCGACGCCGCCGCCGCTGCCAAAGTATTTAGCACAACTTTCGACAAAGGTATCGAATTACAGAACCGAATCAATCGCTTTCTTGCCGCTGGAGGCGACCCATCAATGGTTGCGGGCCTTCAAAAAACCGTAGACCTGTTATTGGGTGGGTTTATGCCTCCCTCGCATATCACTCCTATGCAACATGGCTCTCGTAATTTCAGAGGTGGGATGGCGTTGGTTGGTGAAGCAGGCCCAGAGTTAGTCCAGTTACCCAGGGGGAGCAATGTGTTCAGCAACGCTGAAAGCGCTGGGTTCGGTGGCGGAAACGTCATCAACATCAATGCTATGAGCCTGGGGTCAGACCCATTAGAACGGAGGCGGATTGCCGAGGAACTCGCAGCGGAAATTGGTTTGTTATTAGCCGAGGAACAAAGGACAAGATAATGTTTCAATTACCATTACGCCTTATGCAAGCACCAACAGAATTATCTGAAAACGCTTCAAGCGTAACGTTGACGTTACCCACGATTACCTACAAGGCTCGCCACCTGGTGATTATTGTAGACGGCATAACCAACACCGGCGGCCAAACCAGGATGGCTATGCGGTTCAATGGCGACTCAGGTTCTAATTATGGCGATGAGGTATTTCGGGCCGATGGTGCGTCTGCATCAGCGGCACAAAGAAACGCTCAAACATCAGGCCGAGTCGGGGAACTAACGAGTACGTCCAACGTGTACGGTGGAGCCTATATTCTGATACCGCATTACAAAGGAACTGATGGGCATAAATCCTACGTTTCTTTGTCTGGCTCCGGAGAGGAAGCCCTTGATGCGTGTGGTGGTAGATGGGCTGACACCGATGCTATCACATCTGTAACTCTGCTTATGGAGTCAAATAACTTTGCGGCCACAAGCCGGTTCCTCCTCTGCGCTGTTGACGAACGCTATCTTATTGAGGAAGAAATACTCGCCTCTGACGGAACGTTCACGTTCGATAAATTGCCAACCCTCCAGGGTGATATTTGCGGAGTGGGTTATTTACGGAGCGACCGAACTGGTGCGCAAGACGGAATTCAATTGACGATAAATGGAAATACCACGAATGGAAATTACAGCCGGCAAGTGATAGCTGGAACTGCGGCCGCAACTGGAGTTGGTGGAGCCGCTGACAGGAGGATGGGTGGGGATGGAGCGATACCAGACCAGAGTTGTACGGCTGGAGCATTTTCTGCAACGTGCTTTACGACGTATCATCCGCAAAACGGCGATGATGATGCCCACACGATTTACATATCCAGCTTTCATTCTGTGAGTACAGCCAATGCAGGAGTAGACCTGGGGTCAAGTAGGCTCAACGCCGCAGCCGTTTATACTACCATGTTGTTCAACCCTCAAAATGGAACGAACTTCAAGGAAGATTCAATGATGAGTTTGTACCAGGTTCCGAAGCCACGCCTGGTGAGGGTGGCTGGTTCGGGGGCAACGCATACGTTTGACTCTGTTGATATTCCTTCATCTGGAATCCAATCGTTACAGGGTAGCATTTATGGGCAGAACGATTCCGGAGCAACCAGGGATATCCAATGGAATTTCAATAATGATACAACTGCATCCAACTATAATGTGCAATCTTTGAAGGGAACAACAAGCACACTGACGGCCGCCCAAAGCGCTGGCGACGATGTCCTTATACCAGAAGGATTCCCAGACGATGGCGAGGCTGATATATTTGGTGGTGGCAGTTTCTTTATTGCCCAGCCGTTACAGACTGACAGGCACAAGCATTGGTTGTCGTTTGGTGGGTATAATGGAAGCGCTCGAACCGTTAGCATTGCGACAGGCCGATGGGAAAATGCAGGAGCGATAACCGAAATAGACATCGTTTCACACACTGGAAATATTGCCGCTGGAAGCATCAGCGAGCTTTCAAGCCTGGATACTGATGATGTTACGGATAGAAGCAGAAACACGAAAAGTATCTAAGGAGGATTCATGGCTAATTTTATTGTCGAAGTTCGCTACCAAGGCACGGCCTACCAGGGGGCAACCGTGTTGGTAGGGAGTGAGGTTCCGGCGACCACCGGCTCGAATGGAAGGGTTTCCTTCAGCACTTCTCTGGCAAAAATAGTGAGCGCTGTGGTAGTCGAAAATGCAGACCCTTATTTTGTATGGGGTTCTGGGTCAGTTATTCTTACAGCTGATTCCGCTTACGTTATCAATATCTGAGGTAATACATGGCACAAGTTACGCTCAAGCTCAAAGACGGTACAACGACGCTGGATTTGGCGGATACGAGCAAGCATGCAGCGCTTCCGAATTCTTTTCAGATTGGCCCCATTCAACAACTGAGGGGACTGTCAGGGGATTCTTTTTTCCGCAATGGCGCCATCATGACTCAGCACGGACTTGGAACCAGGGTGGTGCGAGTGGCGCTGATTTTCAATGGTGATGACGTCGGAACTCTCCAGGCGAACATTCAAAACGTCAACAAAATGTTGCAACAAAATCGAAACCGGTCTGTGGTTGTCGGTTCTGGTACTCCCCTGGAACTAGAAACCCAACTGGGAACCTCGTCAGATGAAGAGGTTGATTTCCGAGTTATTGATGGACAGCTGTCATTACGACGAAACAGTTTTGATGAACCAATAGTCAACAACAAAAGAGCGTTCGCAGATCTATCCCTTCTGGTAGACCCACTTGGCGTGGGAGCCAGCGAAGAATTATCGAATTATCTCAATAATCCTTCTTTTGAAAATGGAACGCTGATGGTGGGCTGGACGGAGAACTCGACCGCAACAGGAACATCCACCAGGGATGGCGCTCGTGCAGTTTACGGAACGGCAAGCATGAAAGTTACCATGACCGGTGCGAGCGGTGGTTTGACGCATGAAGCCCAATACCAGGACATAGCAGTTACTGCTAGCCAAATCTACTCGGTCAGCGTTTACACGGAGGCAGTTGCCCTCAGCAGCGTGGGTGCGGTTCCTGCCCAGGCTGTCCTCAAGGTTCAATCGTTATTGGGCACGCATGTGCTTTACGAGGATGAGGACTACCTGGATGTCACGACTACCGGAACGGCGCACCAGCTATCAAGGACAAACGTCAGAATTCCAGCTGGGGCAACAACACTGCGAGTGTGGGGTATGGTAAGGGCCTCGACCGCATCGGCAACAGGCACGGCTTACTATGACGGTTTTATGGCTGCATCTGGAACTTCTATTCCTGGCGCTTACATAACCGGACGAGTAACAAACAACGAGATTGATACGTTGCTGGGAACCGGAATCAATCACTTTGACATTTACGACGTACCAGGTGATGCTCCTGCAAAAATGCGCCTTACGATGAAGTCGCTCGCAGCAAGCGGAACCCACAGAGTGTTCATTACGATGCGTGGTGGCGACCGCATGACCGATAATCTACTCAACCAGGGGCAATCGGCTTCCACGGTTATTGTTACTGATGCCTTTGGTGCTTCTGCAACCTTTGGTGGCACAGTGCATACCCTGACAACAGGAGCGACAGCGATTACAAATGCAAGCTATGGTTCTGCTGGGCAAATCCATTGGACAGTAGTAAACGACAAAGCCGTGACCAGTACTAACTATGGTTATTGGGAGTTTGACCTGGGTGGGACTGCTCCCAAGGGATTGTTCCGTGTTCTTGCAAGAACTGAGTATACAATTCGTACAGCGTCAACTACATCTGGATTGCAGTTAGCAATGCTAAACACAACCGCAGCTGGAACCAATTTCCGCCTGGGGGTTGGATACAGCGTTGGAGATTTGAGCTTTACGCCACGCCCATCAGTCGCATCTGATTACAACCATTACGGAACGTCATTAGCGAGTACCATGAACCTCATTGATATTGGGGAACTCCAGATTCCACCAGGGCAACTCGGCGATAATGACATTTACGACAATTACAAACTCCGAGTCTATTTTGGGCTTGGTACGACTGTAACCTGGAGGAGGTCAGGTGGAATCACTCCAGATTTTTTCAACTGGCGTGTTGATTATTTGTTTTTGGCTCCGGTCGAAGAAGGGGCCGTCATCATCAACAACGTGACAAGCGCTGACCAAATCCTCGTCGACTCGGTAAGCCAGAAACCAGGTGTTTATTTCCTGACGACCACTGGTAGCGTAAGCAATGTTCCTGACCGAGTGGGTGGAGCATTTCAAATAGGGCCAGAGCCTACCAGGGTTTACATCGTGCGTGATGACAACGCAAATCCATCAGCTGTCAGTTACACTTCAACCCTAACCTATCATCCGCAATACAATATCGTATAGCCATGCCATTACGACTTCATCTTTACGACGACAATCTTTCATCGCCTACTTACCAACAGGATATTCTTCCTTTTGTTGATGGATTAGTCCACACCACCAGGCTCAACGGTGGCTTTCACGATATGGTGTTCCGAGTCGGAACCACCCTGGCTGAATTTTGGGAGTGGTATCTGAACCGTAGATTGTATCGCCTGGTTCTTGCAGAAGATTCTGGGAAGGTTATCTGGGAGGGGCGATATGAAGACCCCGAATTAGGCGAGGGTGGAACGGTCATCAAGTGCTATGGGTACTGGGCAAATTTTACGGACAGGATGTTGCAGTCAAAAACGTATAGCGCCAAAACGGCCAAAGAGATTATTGTTGATATGCGTGACACCACCGGCACTGCGGAACAATTGTCCGATGACGATACCCACATTGACGACCCAGGTGTAGACCTAACCATAACCTACACCGATTTGCAATTATGGGATGCACTAACAAACCAAAATAACGGAGTGACGGCTTTTACCAGCACGACAAGCGAACCCTGGTTTCTAGCGGTATGGGAAGATAGGAAAATCTACTTCAAGGCCCGTAACGTTTCGGCAATCACCTGGCAAGTGGACTTACAGGATTTGACAGCTGTTCCAAGAATACGTGGGCCGTTTAGGAGCATGAGAAATTCGGTGTACTCGGTGTATGATTCAAGCAGAACCAGCACTACAACCGATACCACCAGCATAACGAAATATCTGACCAGGGATTATGCCGTGCGTGATATTGTTGGCAACCAGGCGACCGCTGAAAATCGGAGGAATAAGGAACTGGAGTTCCGAAAGGACATACATGCGGAGATTCCAGAGATTCTTGTTGGAAGCGTTCGGGATGCGAACGGAGCGACCAGGAGCATTTGCCGAGTCCGTGCTGGGGATGTGATTCGCATCAACGATTTGATACCGGCGACGGTCAACCCTGGCGAGGTTCAGCTAGATGCGCTCAACACGTTCTTTATCCGAGAAACAAAATGCGACCATAATACTAATACGTTGAGGATTGTTCCAGATGTGCCAGACCTGAGTTTGCATAAAGCATTGGCAGCTGCACAACTAAGAATAATCCAGTAATGATTCCTCTATCGCCTCGTAAGCACCTGGGCGGACAATAATTTCTGGCAACCCATTTTCTGCACGCACCACGTTCGCTTTATCAACGCACTCCTGGCAGATAGGTTCACGGACTCCCCCTGGGTCTGGCATTCCGTTGGTAGCCCGAATAGACGGAACTGTCATCGGGTTATACGACATCAACCGGTCGCATCCGAAACACTTACTATGAAATAATGCGTATCCCATCATAATCCTCCGATAAGAGGCAATGGAACATTTCCAATCCTCATTTTAGCTAAATTTAGATATTCCCTGTTGAGGTCTGTGCCTATGGACTTTCTTCCAAACTTCTGAGCCACAGCCAGGGTGGTTCCCGACCCAACGAATGGGTCGAGGACAGTGGCTGGCACAACGTCAGCATTACAGGTGCAGGTGGGTTCCCACCCAATGGTGTTGTGTTTAGGTGGCACATTCTGAGGATGCTTTTTAGGTTGGCGATTAGTGTATGCGTCTGGCTTGCCTTCGTTGGTTCTCCATGCTTTACCGCTACTAATCAAAGCGGCGTATTCTTCTGTCAATTCAACAATACGTTTCCACGACTTGCCACACTGAGCGCACACGCCCTTCTCTGAAGAACCTGCAAGGATACATGGCTCGACTAACTTTTCTGGAAACGTAGCAAAGTGGGCTTCCTTGTATGGCTGAGTAGTTACTTCCCATACGGTGCGCTTATTCTTTCCAAGTGGGTGGTCTATAAGACTTCCATCTGCCTTGTAATGCCCACTATGCCCTTTGAGGCCAGTACCACCGCCATCATACGTGGCATCAGGGTATTTAGAGTCAATCTCCCATACGGAGCGCTTGTTACGCCCTTGCTCAATATTGCCAGCGGCTTTCAGATTTCCGTTTGTTTTTTGTCCACCGTGTCCTCTGGTTGTTCCTACTTGATTAGCTACATCCTGCTGTAATCTGCTTACAGAACTAGGCAATAGTCGCTCCCTTATCGCATCAGCATCGTAGTAATACTGGGAACTCTTGGTCAGCAGGAATATATATTCGTGTGCTTTGGTGGGCCTGTCGGTTACGCTTTCAGGCATTGGGTTTGGCTTGCTCCAGATAATGTCAGACCGGAGATACCAGCCGTCCGCCTGGAGTGCAAAGGCCACACGCCACGGTATGCCCACGAGGTCTTTCTCATTATAACTATCACCAAGGTTCATCCAGACCGTTCCACTTGGCTTCAGTACACGCCAGACCTCACGGAATACCTCTACCATATTGGCGCAGTACGCTTCTGGGGTTGGCTCAAGCCCGATGCCCTCTTCCTCTAGCTCATAATCTCTAAGGCCCCAATAAGGCGGACTAGTACAAACGCAGTCCACGCTATTGTCCGGTAGAGGTAGGCTACGAGCGTCAGCCTGGTACAGCCGTGCAAGCCCATTGTCAAAAATCAAATTATCATTAGCGTATCCCATTATAATCCTCCCCTGGTGGGTGTTCCTCGCAGTCAAACTTACTCCCTAAACCGCACTCACTGCACAACCCAATGATTCCTTCCTCGTTAGCTTCTAGGTCATCGCCTGGCTCAGAGTAACAGCAAATTGAGAGCCATTCACAGTTGTGCATCGTGTTCCTCATTTCTACAATGTGGGCATTCCATATCCCACCCTTGTTCAAGTGCAGTTTGCAAAACGTGTTTGGGAATGAATATAAGGCAGTCCTCCCCATGATACAAAGCCACCGTTGGTTCGTTGTTGTAGCGCCCAAATGTAAGGCTAACCTCATCCAATTCATGTTGTTCGGTTTCCATCGCTTCATTGACAAAGTGAAGCGATGGAGCATGGGAGTGTCCATCCTCGAAACCTGGGTGATTTGCGTCAGGCATGACGGTTCTTCTCCAACTTTGCAAGGTGATAGTTATTCATAACTAGCAAGGCCACTCTCATCGCCGCACTTTTATTGATACGACTACTTCTCCCCAACAGGTATTCTGATGTCAGTAGGTCTACCAAATCAGCGAATAACGTTTGCGTGTTCGAATCCATTTTGTTGCCATCGTTATCGATTAGTTCCCATCGCTCTGTCCTAGAGATTTGCATAATATACCGTCCTTTCGTTACCTCGTTCCTATCATTCGTAGCACCCCACCGGCTTTCAAGAATTCCTTCATATCGATATTCGTGGACATTTATATCCTCCCCTCTCCAGCCAGGCCATCTTCCATCGCTGTAATGTAACCGTGGATAGTTCCGCCTTGCCTCCCGATATCAGCACCCCATGCTTCCAAAAAATCTCGCCCTACTGGAGTGTCCTTTTCATGATAGCATACTGTTATAACACTGTCAAGCATTATAAAAAAGTAGCAGTCGTACATTTTAGTGGTTTCCAGATTGTCGTGACTTGACTTTGTTATAACATACAGCTAAAATATGGTTATGCCAGGTGGGCCACCTGGTGAAACAAAAGCGAGGAGGGAAGCCTATGGAAATACCCATTACTAACCCCAGGGGCACGGTCGTTGGAAACATAGTCATCGAGGCGAACCGAGCCGAACTCCGGAAAAAAGTAAACCGTTCTCGGGGAATGTTACGACGCCCACCTGGGTGGGCTACGGACACGGTTCATTTGGAAGCCTTGGCTTATCACGCTAAAGATTTCCAAGTTCCTTATGAGAATTGCTGGGTCGTTCTTACAGACGACGCTGGAACCATGTGGTCAGCCAGCTTAGAGCAATTCTCAAAACAAGGGTTCACCATAACCAGGGGATTCGGCGACCAGAGAGTGTTGCCACAATCCGCCTGGGCACAGACAACAAAAGTGCAGAAGCGATTACTGTAATAAACGATGAAAGAGAGGACGAACCTATGGATTCAAAACAGGTAGCATCTGACCAGGAACTAGAACAAATGTTGGCAGAAGAATGGTTGGACGCCAAGGTGGCTATCGACCGAGCGAAAGCCAAAAAGAAGGAAATCGAAAATCAGCTTAGCAAACTTCTCGATGAGCGAGGTGGTCGGATTATCAAACACCAAAACCCAAGAAACCCAGATAACCGGTGGGCATTGGAACGGTACTTTCGGCCAGCGTATGTCCAGAACCTACTAGACCCTTTGAAAGAGTTGCTTGATGAGGACGAACGAGAAACAGTTTACGAGGAAGAATATGAATACACGAAAGTGATTCATGTGCCAGGCAAATGGAAAACAAGCCAAGTGAAAAAATTGGCTGACGACAAGGGTGGCGAGGTCAAGGACGTTGTGGAAAGAGCCAGGGCAAACACCGTCAATTCTACTCCGCAATTCAGCATGATTCACCCGACCGAAAAGTGGACTTCAAACAACCCAATGGGGCGAGAGCAACATATCAAATATTATGGCACAAGCGAAGAAATCGACAAACAGTGGGAAGAGCTTGGCGAACAATTTGACAAGGCCGATTTACAGCTGGAGGAGGACAACAATGCCCAGGTTTCAAAGTAATGCAAGAAGAGACGAAGCGTACCAATACGAGCAAGAATCTTATAAAGATTACAAGGACATCAATTACAGCCTAGTTCCGGAGGAATACCGAGGAAATATGGAGCGGTATATTGTTGGGCGTGAAATAGCTCACGACATGCCCGATTTCCTATTGGCCTGTATCAAGAACGACCTTCTCAACGCTGTCACAATGGCAGACCACAAAAACTTACAGCGCTTGCCTGATATCATGCGATTCCTCTATAACGACGCACCCTCAGAATGTTGGGGCAGTTTGCAAGCCTACGAGAGGTGGTTGTACCTGGACAACATGAACACGAAACCATTACCTAACATCTACTGGCGTTCACAATCATATTTGCGGAAAGGATATAACTAAAATGGTTGACGACCACGAACACACCTGGGTGAGCCAGTGCTGCGGAATAGAAAATTCAGAACCCGATTCAGGTGGGATTTGTCCTAAATGCAACGAGCCTACCGGTTTTGAATGTGAAACCTGTGAGGCGGAATGAGGGATTACGGCGCAGTTCTAGCAATTTGTTATAGTTATAACATCGTTATATAATTAGAAGGAAATTCAACGAGGAAGGAGGACAAATGGTGACTTTAGACGAACTTTCGTGGGCGACTAGGATAAAACGGCTCCACGACGACCCAAGAGTCGGCACGTACACTAAGTTGGCTCAATTTTTAGGAGTAAACCAGGTGTCGGTCATCAGGTGGGCACAAGGAACACACCAACCAAAGCGGATGTTCCAGGAACCCATCATGCAAATGGAAAAAGATGGTTACGGGCCTTTAGAAAATGAGATTGGAGGGAAACCCTAATGGCAACAGGAGAGACGGCAATCGAAGTCGTAGAAGAAACTGGTGAAATCGTGGAAATAACAAAAGCGAACAACATGGGCGATGAAATCGGCGTAGCCAGGGTTAGGGCCAAAATTTTGCAGGACTTGGTCACGCAAAATCCAAATTGGTCAGTTCAAATTGACAAGAGCAAGAAAGCTCCATCCTATTTGAAGGTTGAAGCCTGGCAAGCGCTTGGGGCAGCCTACGGATACTCCGCTGTTTTGGACGGCGACGTTGTCAGGGATACGGTGGAACCGCAAGCATGGGTGGCTAAAGTCAAAATACTGAATCGATTCGGAACTCAGGTGGGAGGGGCACAATCCATTTGCGGAACCGAGGATGATGGTCGCTGGGCGACTCAGCCAACAAACTCTCGAATGTCTATGGCTGAAACCAGGGCTATCTCAAAAGGATTCCGTTCATGCTTGTCATTTGTTGCGGTATTAGCAGGATACGAGCCTACACCGGCAGAGGAAATGGAGCATGTTCAGCCCAATAAGGCTTCTTCTGAAAGCCAGCACAGCTTTATTAGGAACATGGCGAAAAAGAGTCAAGACCATCAGGACTTTGTGTCAGACTTTTTGGAAGAACATTATCCAGATCTAGAGCCATTAGAAAGAATGGTAGCGCTAACGACTGTTGAAGCGTCCAAGTTATTAGATGAACTCCAGGCGCTTTAGCAATGGCGATTGAAATCATTGCTCAGGTATTAGAGTATTCGCAATCGAGACTTGCTTCTCGGCTTGTTTTGTTGGCTATTGCTAACTATGCGGACGAAAACGGTAATGCCTATCCGTCCATAGCAACGATTGCGAAAAAAGCGATGATTGGCGAGAGACAAGTAAGACGATGCCTGAGACAGTTGGAATTGTTGGGGGAATTATCTGTCGAGAAAGAAGCGAGCCAGTATGGTACGAATCTTTACGGCATCAAAAACTTTAGACGGGATGACAATTTGTCAGGGGGGGCTTTTTCGGTCGGAGGACAGTCCGAAAAGCCCTCCAAACCGTCATATAAACCAATAGATTCTAAAGAATCTATTATCTCTCCAAAACCAGAGCAGGTTACTGTTGCTTTTGTCGACGGCTTACGAGCGTTATACTCCGCTCGGTACGGCGATGAATGGGTTATGGGAAAAGTTTACGATGCCTTGAACCACAAGGCATTTCACAAGGCGATAAATAAGCAACTCTACGTTTCCCGATGGTTACAGAAGGATGCGGAAAGGAGGCAAAATGGATGGAGAAAACCCAGGGCTAACCAAACCATTATGGATTCCGAAGCCAGGTGGAGTCGCAACGCAGCTGGCAGTTGACGAATGGGAAGCGGATAACCATGTGAAAGGTTGTCCGTTTTGCCGAAACGAACCAAACAGCTTACCGTGCGTGAACGACCAGGACTACAACACCAAAATTCGCCGCATATCAGCTGGGCTACCTCAAGATGGAACTGGTAAATCTTTTGAAAATTGGAATCACCTGGGAAAACCCAAAGTCTCGAAGGCCCTCTTAGAAGTACAACGTTTTGCAGGAGAGCCAAAAGGATTGCTGGTGCTGGCTGGCCCAAGAGGTACAGGCAAAACGCATTTAGCCCTGGCGGTGGCAGAGCAACGCATCGCTGAAGAATCACCGGTTCTTTATTCGAAAATACCACGATTGCTGATGAGGTTACGAACGTCTTTGAGCGCACAACCACCAGCCATGAATTACCAGGAAACGTTCGACATTTGGGCTAATACGCCTATGGCTATTTTTGATGATTTGGGTCAGGAAAGGGATAGCGATTGGGTTCAAGAATCGTTACTTTTGCTCCTGGACATGCGATACGAATCCAGGACTCCGACCATCATCACGACCAACCTAGATGGACAAGGCATCAAAGACCGGTACGGTTACGCATTATTTGACAGGCTGACTGATATCGGTACTGGCATCACGAAACAAATCCAATGCAATTGGGAATCTTACAGACAGCAGGAAGAAAATGTACATCGAACAAATACCACCTCATAGCATAGAAGCTGAAGAATACGTCATTGGAGCGATTTTGATAGACCCTGATTGTATGCACATAGTTCCAGACATATTGAAGCCAGGCCATTTTTACCGAGAACGTAATCGGTGGATTTACGAGGCAATGCTAACCGTTTGGAACCAGGGGAGGCCCCCAGATATGGCAGTCGTTGGCGAAGAACTTACAAGGACAAAGCACCTGGGCGACTGCGGTGGCTATGCAGCACTTTCAGCGATGAGCGCTGTTGTTCCCACATCCGTCCATGCACAGTATTACGCCGAAATGATAGCGAAATCAGCGGTGAATCGGTCGGTGATTGGGTTTGCTTCAGAACTGGCTGGTAAAGCGTACGACAATCCGTACGACGTCGAGCAAGCCCTGGCAGAAGCTGAAAGTAGTTTACTGGCTTTGTACCCACAAGAATTGCGTAACGGCATGACTTCCATGAGGGCCGTTATGGATGAATTTTTACAATCCCAGGCGGATACGATAGAAGGGTTGATTTCCCAGAAAACGATACCGACAGGATTCATGGATTTGGACTTATTGCTTGGCGGATTGCCCAGAAGCGACATGCTGATATTGGCGGCACGACCTGGTGTTGGGAAAAGTGCGTTGGCATTGAACATAGCGCTCAAGGCTTCTCAGAAAAATTTCATCACTGGAATTTTTAGCATCGAAATGTCGAAAGAACAAGTCGCAATGCGGATAATTTCCGAACAAGCAAACGTCAACGGCATGCGCTTACGGCAAGGTTTGTACACCGGCGATGAAGAATTGCGGATTATGGATGCGGTAGGGGAAATATCGGAATTACCTCTTTATGTGGACGACACTCCGAGGGTAAGCCTGAGCCAGATTCGGAGTAGGGCAAGAAGGATGAAAGCTCAGTCAGGATTGGATTTGTTGATAGTGGATTATTTGCAGCTGGTGACAACAGACCGAAGAATGAACCGTGTAGAAGAAGTGACCGAGGTGACCGCAGCTCTCAAAGGGTTGGCAAGGGAACTGAACATCCCAATGTTGGCGTTGAGCCAGTTGAATCGGGCTAGCGAAACCAGAACCGAGCATCGCCCTATTTTAGCAGACTTGCGAGACAGTGGGTCGATTGAGCAAGACGCTGATACGGTGTTGTTTTTGTTCAGAGAAGATATGCACATAACCGAAGAAGATTGGTTGGTCAGAAACCCAACAGTACCTTACCCCAGGGGCATAGCAGAAGTTATTGTAGCAAAGCACAGGCACGGAGCGCTCGGCACGGTCAAACTTCAATTTGCGTCAGCGTTGGCATCTTTCAAATCATTAGGAAACGAGGAAACATAGTGGCTTTACCAGCGATTGAACAAAAAGTATGGACTTATAAATTCCCTTTTTTGCCAGACCTAGATCTTACCGAAAACAAACGGAAGGCCCTTAGTTTACATTATCGGGAATACAGCAAACACTCGACTGATTCAAGGGAGGCATGGGGATGGGCATTCAAAGAAAAAAGAATACCATCATTTTACCCAATAGATGGGAGAATCAGAATAGACTTTACCGTCTATTTTGAAAGCTGGGCGAAAGCGTTCGACCCAGACAACACGGCGTTGGCTTTCAAACCAGCGGTCGACGCCCTGGTAGATATAGGGGTAATCAAGAAGGATAGCGGGAAATATGTATCTCGCATCAGCTACGGCGTGGAAATAGACAGAAACTACCCACAACGAACCACGCTAACGATTACAAGAGAGGAGTGAGATGAAATTTTTGCTGAGGTTCTTGCCCAAGGAATATCGGGCTTTGCTAGAGTTGGGGATGAGGATTGTCGAAAACCTGGATACGAAAGAGGAGCGACAGAAGGCAGTAGAAATGGGCATAGAGATTCTAAAGGATGGGGTTATTGGTGCGCCAGAATGGGCGAAATTTGGCAAAGCCCTTGGAATTTGGAACAAACCAAAAAACGGCTCGTAGCCAATGACTGAAAAAACAACACTTACAGAACTGAGTCTATTTACTGGATTCGGCGGTTTTTCGCTGGGTTTGCGCCTGGCTGGACTCAAGACAAGGACAATTGGTTATGTTGAAATCGAACCCTACTGCCAGGAACTCCTCCGAGCAAGAATACGAGACGGCTTGCTTGATTGGGCGCCAATCATTAGAGATGTTAGAAGTGCCGATTTTAGACCAATGGCCGGAATGGTGGATATCATCACAGCTGGCTTCCCTTGCCAGCCCCATTCCAAGGCTGGACTGCGTAAAGGAGAACAGGACGAACGAAACCTCTGGCCTGATACACTCAGAGTTATCCGAGAAACCAAGCCAAGGTACGCCCTACTCGAAAACGTCCCAGGGCTATTATCCTCCACAGGAAATAGCGACATGGAATCAACAGGCTCAGCGCTGGGAGACGTTACAATTGGGACTCCTGGGTATGCGGCAACAATTGTCGGGCAGCTTGCCGAAATCGGGTATGACTGCGAATGGCATATTGTATCCGCCGAAGATGCAGGAGCGCCACACCTTAGAGAAAGATGGTGGTGTTTTGCCCACAAAGTGGCCGACTCCGAGGGTTAGCGGACAAGAAGGTTATGACACAAGGGCTGCCAGAAAAGGACACGACACGGCAATGTCATATCTTGAATCTGCTGTTGAATACCATGAAAAGCAGGTCAAGTGGCCTACTCCGACAGCAACTGATAGTTCCGTTGGTCATGCGAGAACTCCCGAAAACATGGTGCGGAAGGATGGAAGAAATGTTCTCCGCACTCCTAATTTGGCAGAAACAATACTACAGGAGAATGACTTCCCTTATACCAAGCAGGACTTGGCAATGAAAGAAAAAGGTGAAGATTATACAGTGGCAAAACGACTCTGGCCTACTCCGAGTTCAATGCCTCGTGGCCCACACACTGGAAGGGATTATGATGGCTTGCAGACTGTCAGCAAGACCACAGGGACAAAGTTTGGCATGACTCTGGAAACAGCAATCAAGCACTACCCAACACCAACGGCAAGCGACCACAATGGATGGAGTCCGGGCCACAAACGTGCAGACATTCCGAACAACAGGCTCGATTTCATGGTAGAGAGTGAAGCGCATAACAAGAACTGGCCTACTCCGAGGGCAGGGAACCCAGGAAGCAGAGCGCCTGGTACAGGGGGAAAAGTTCTCAACGAGGAAGTAAAGAGGTGGCCTACTCCGACAGTTATGGAAGCTGGCAAGATGAGCAACCGCCCAAACTACGGCCAAATGGGATTGAGTAATCATCCAGCTATTGTCGGACTTCCAACCAGGGCAAAGGGGAAACAATCTATGAAAAACGATGGCACACGCCCATCGGAAAATCCTCGGAAAAGGGATTCGCAAAATGCAGTATTATCTTCAAAATGGGTCACCTGGCTTATGGGATTGCCCCTGGGGTGGGTAGCGCTGGAACCGTTGCCGAAAGAAGCGTATGACGAGTGGTTTGAGAGAACAACCAACCAGGCTTGGTGGGAAGAAGAACAAGGGCTACCCAGGGCAGCCCCATCAGAAGTTGAAAGGACAAACAAACTAAAGGCCCTTGGGAACGGTATAGTGCCAGCAACAATAGCAGTATTGCTGAACGACCGGATTCGCATTTATGGATAACGGAATTGGGGAGGAGAACAATGCAACCAAACAAATATGTGCCAATAAACGTTGAGGCGGCAAATTCCTTGATAGATGGGTTCAAGCAAAAGATTGACGCTTTGGAAAAACAATTAGCCCAGGTGGAAGCCAAGCCGAATTACAGTTACCGGTGCGTTGTCACCAGGGTGGTTGACGGCGATACTTGTGATGTGGACATCGACCTGGGATTCAACGAATGGCGACGTGACCGTGTGCGGTTGATGGGAATTGACACACCAGAATCACGCACCCGAAACAAAAAGGAAAAGGTACTCGGCCTGGCATCGAAAGCCAGGTTCAAGGAAATAGTCAAGTCTGCTTCTCTCCTGGATGGGAAAAGAGGAAAGAAGAACATTTACCTCAAGACGACCAAGGAGGGTAAGGGAAAATTCGGGCGGATACTGGGAACTATTTACGTCAATGATACCAACGTGAATGAGCAGCTGATGAAAGAAAATCACGCCAGGCCCTACTACGGCGGTTCCAAAAACGAACTTGGGGAATGGGTAAAGGAAACAAATAACACCTGGTATCGGTGGACACCTGGTGGGTATGTCGAGTTCGACTCCTAGAAGCCGGTACATTCCAGTTGCTGTCAAGCGAGCGGTAGATGCCAGGGATAGGGGCATTTGCCAGGAGTGCATGTTCCCAGCGCACAAACCTCATTACGACCACATCATCCCATTTAGCCACCTGGGTGAACCCACGGTAGAGAATATCAGAGTTCTTTGCGAGCGCTGTAACACCAGGAAAGGTTCCAAGCAAAATTGGACGCATAAAACCCCACGCACCAAGACTTTGGCCTCCAGGGCTAGATGGTTGCGGAGCAAAGGGTGGCCGAAAGGGAAAAAGATTCCATCAAGGAAATTTCCTAAACATCATTGACTTTGTTATAACGATGTGCTATCATGAAGTTGAGAAAGAAAGAGGTGCAGAAATGAAAACCGCAACACACAAGGTAAGGGTAAGCACAACGGAGTACGAGTTCGTACACGGCAAGAAGCCAAGAGGAACCGGCCATTGGTTCTTTTACATCAAGGAAGGGGCAGTAGAGGCCTCAATTTGGATGACCGGAACATACTCTGAAGCTACTCATGGGGCAAAGAAGTTTGCAAAGAACATTGGGGCAACTGAGATAAAGGTAGGTGCGTAATGTTAGTAGAAATCACTGGTTCATGCGGACATACGAAACCGAGGGATGTGAAAAACAGCGAAAATCGCTATGAAGAGCCTACAAACAGACAGGTCAGAAAAGAGACTAAGTTTTGGTCAACCAGGATTTGCTCGGATTGTTATCGTGATGACGTATCTCAGCGATTGGAACGGTTCGGAACATTGCCAACCCTGGAAGGCTCGGAGAAGCAAGCCAGTTGGGCGACTCGGATACGACAATATCAGTTATTGAAAGTGAACGAATTTCTGGGCAACTTACTGTCTTATATTGATACCTTAGATTTGGACTCCGTAGATGATTCAACCAAATGTTATGACAACATTTCCAACGCCGAAAAACTAGCCGAAATGCTAGCTTCAGTTACGGATGCGAAATTCTGGATAGATACTCGGGATGAGGACGCACAGATTTTAGTTGGTATCGATTATAGTCGTGACCACCAAGTGAAATTCGACTTAGAAACTGGTGAGGTTGTTCTTGCAACAAGGGCAGGAACGAAATTGGTAGAAATGAGTTCTCGGAATGAAACTTCTCCCAGCAAAGTTATTAGAGTAGGCGGTAAACTCTTCCACGACAGGCTAGTAAAAGCTGGTAGCTAAACGCAACCTTCTGGGTAGGGTCTGAGGGGATACCTACCCAGAGGGTTGGGCTTAGACCCAACAGAAAGAGGTGCAGAAATGCAAACAAGCGCAGAACTTAGGAAGGTCAAAATCTATCGGGGCTTGTCCGAGGAAACGACGGCGTTTACGGCGCAGTTGTGGTGGTTCAGAAACCACATCGGCTACGTCAAGAATAATGGTCGTGGTGGGGCGAACCAAATTGACCCTTTGTATGATTCCGAAGGAGTAAGCAATCGGGGAGTCGTTCAGCAATTCGAAGAATGGTGTACACAACAGAAACGCCCAACTCCATCAATGCCGAAAACCGGTAGTCCAGCGGAATTAGCATCAGCAGAGGTGGACATTATGGGTTGGTCGGAACCATTGCCAATGACACCCGACTATTACATTTCCCTGTTGTTGGACGATTACGAACTGACACAAACCCTGAAGAGGTGGTGCAGAAAAACCACGGTTATCAAACTGGCAGAGCATACGGAAGAAGAATACATCAGGGTGCAACGAATTTATTCGCCGGAGATAGCTAACAAGGTAAGGGAGAAATACCCAAGTTTGGTAGAGATAATCAACGAACGGTTTCTACGAAGCAAGTGGGGCAAGGTGGTGGGAGCGTGAAAACAGTATGGAGGGGCAACACTCTCGGTGGAGCAATTCGGTTGATGGAAATGAACGACGCCAGGGGGGAAGAACATTCGATAGAATGCCCAGGTTGTCGAGACGAAAAGTACGTCCTGAACATTCGGTTTGCAAGCCAGGCTGATAGGGATTTGATATACAAGTTTATGCAAAGGCAAGACGAAATAATCGACACGTTTACGATGAATAAATCAACGGAGGGGGGAACCCATGAAACTGATGACGAAAGCAATCGCTAAAAGTTTACCCGAAATTGGTACGACTGATGGGCAAGGGTATTCGGCTGTGGCAAAGGTCAAGTATTTCACTCCGTGGTCAAACTGGACTTGGTACGCCACGGAGTATGAGCCAGAGACGGAAAGAATGTTTGGTTTGGTTGTAAGCCCAATGGAAAAAGAACTCGGCACTTTCAGCCTAGAGGAAATAGGGTCAGTATCATTCGCTGGGCTGAAGGTGGAACGAGACTTATAC